ACTGAAGTCCACTGCAGATATTGAAGAAGTAAAACAAATCAAAAATTATTTTGGAGGTCAAGGATTTACACCAGCAGGTGTAGTTAGAGCACCAGAGACTGGTGGTTCTAACGCACTAACTGTACAAACTAAAAAAATTAATGAGACAATAAAAAAAATAAAATCTGGTGAACTTGAACCTAATTTAGGACCAAACAAATATGGTCTAGATAAAATTCGAGCAAATGAAATTTTAAGAGGTTCTAGAAAGTCAGATGAAAGTTTAGATGTACCCTTAGAAGAAGCACAATCTTTAATTAAAAATGTGTCTATGACAAAAAAAATTGAAAATTTTCTTACAAACTCAGAGGAACAATTTACAAGAAAAGAATTAGAAAAAAAATTCGGCACTGACAGATCTACAGTTTTAACAGCTGCAAAAAAAGCAAATTATACATTATCACCTAGCACTTCAAAATATGCTACACCTGCTGCAAGAGTTAGAAACATTGCAACACTAATGAATCAAAACAAGAATGAGTTAGGTCTAACAAAAACAGCAAAAACATTTGGTGATGATAGAGAAGAATTTGTTTTGTTTGATGGAATATTTAGAAGTCTTGAACCTGAAAATTTAGGTTTAGCAAAAGATGTTGATAAAAAAATATTTGCTGAGAAGTTTATAGATTTTATGAAAGGAATAGATTGGAAAACAAATTTTGCAGAGGATTTAGATTCTATAAAAATTTTAGATAAACAAAGAATCCAAGGTGATAAAATTATTAAAGAAATGTTTGATGATTATAAAAAAAGATTTCCAAAACAATTTAAAGATCTTGATTATAAAGATTTTAAATTAAATGTTGCACATAATTTCCCTTTAAGAGTTGTAAAAGGGCAGTTTACAGGAGTTGGTGGTATGAAAGGATCTTCAAGATTAAGTTTAGCAAGAACCAATCTAGGATCACATGCAGAAATAGAAAATACTTTTAAAGAATTAATATCTGCGATTAATCAACAAGACGGCAAGATCACACCCGCTCAAAAGGAAATATTAACTTCAATAGATGATCGTGCAAAAAAACTTGGTACTGTTGCATATGGTAAAATAAATCAACCTGGATTAGAAAACGAATTTTTAAAAGTAGGAACAGAAAAAGCTCCTGGCTTAACAAGCATAATAGAATCAGTTGAAAATTATTTTAAAGATATAGCAGGAAGAAAAAAAACAAAATTTAAAAAATTCGAACCTAAAGGCGGTGCAACTAATCTAGTATCTGGTTTTATTGATGAAGATATTCCTGTAGAAATAATTGATGAGTTAAAAATGAAAAAAGGAGGAGCAGTGAGAAAAGCAATAGGGGGTACCCTTGAAAATATTAACCAACAAAACTTCACACCCGACCCCGCTATAGATGGGGATAGTGCTTTTCAACAAGCAGTAAAGTCTGGTAATCTTACAGCCTTTAACCCCACAAAATTATTTAGATTCTTTACAGACAAGATTCCGGGTGTCTATACACCAAATAAAACAAAAGTCCCACCACCTGATAGAAACATTAATACCAATCAAGCAAACTTACCTGGTGAAGAGGGACTTAAAGATTATGATTTTCCTCTTCAATCTTTTACAGTAAACAAACTTCAAAACTCTCAAACTAAATCAGCTAAACCACAAGATTGGATAAATGAGCTTCAAGGTGGTAATGCCTCCCCTTCTGCAGAATTACAAGACTCAGGTTTATTTCAATACATGCAAGACTTTGAAAGATACTATCCCGATCAAAGAATGACACGTGAACAGTTAATAAATTTTTATGAACAAAGTCCTATTGGTAATATTCAAGTCAAAGTAAAAGCTGCTCCTACAGAGACACCATATGGTATGAACGATCAAGAGTTTATGGGTAGACCTCAACATCAAAACGCAGGTAGTGCTCCCCTTGATAATGTTGGAACTAATTATAGAGAAATTGTTATTTCTGCAGGTAAACTTCCAGGAGAAGATAAACCCTTCATTGCAAGTTCTCACTTTAGTGATCCCAATGTTTTAGTGTTCTCACGTGTTGCTGATTATAAAAATGCAGGTGGAGACAGAGTTAGTGTCATACAAGAATTACAGACAGATCTTTTAACAAACGTTCGTAAAGAACAAGAACGTTTAGCTGCAGAAATACAAAATCAAAAAAATAAATTACAAATGAACGAAGAGAGATTACAAAATTCTATTCTAAATAATGATGAGTATACAAAAAATAGAGCACAAGAAAATATTAATGAATTACAAAAAACTCTTCCAAAGGCAGAAAAACTTGCAGAAACAGGTTTGATCAAACCATTTCCTTTGACAGTGGCTGAAGAATTAATACCAACATATCAAAAACAATTAATGGATTTTCAAGCACAGATGGACGATTTAATGAGAGCTGGGATGAATAGACAAGATCCTGAGTATTTAATGAAAATTAATGACCTTCAACAAAAACAATTTGCCGTGTTTGAAGAGTTAACAAATTTAAATCGTGTCAACAAGTTTGAAGAATTAACAGATGGTGTGAAAGTTCCTTCATCATCAGATACTCAATCTTTACAAAATTACGCTGCAAATCAATCAAGTTATGAAAGTCAAAAAGAAATTACTACCTTTCCTCCTATTCCTTTCAATAAACAAGCTGACTATGTTGATCTTATACTTAAAGCTACAATTAAAGACGCAGAAAATAGAAGTATAAATAAAATTGCAATCATGCCATCAGAGGTAGGTGCTAACAATCGTTGGAATAAAACAGGCGATGCTAAGAAAAAATTTCAAAACCTCTATGACAAAGTTGGTGTTCAACAACTCAAAAACATTGCAAAAAAATATGGTGGTAACTTGGAAGAAGAATCTATTGTTGATACCACAAAAGGAGAGTTAGGTCTAAGGTTTTTGAATAAAGGTGTAGATGGTAACTTTCAGGTTTTAAGGGAGACAGACATAGATCCTAGTGTGACAATTAGAAGAGAAGATTTAGGTCCCACAAAACCACCTGAGGGGCTTAATGCATTTTTAAATGAAGAAATATTAAGGGTAGCTAGAGATTATGGAGATAACGAAGTAATTTTTAGAAAAGAGATAGCACCTGGTCAAACAATGGAATATTTTGTAAATATAAAAAAAGGTGATGTAATTGATGAAAGGTACGATCTTGTGCCGCTTGGAGATGCAGATAGAGCAGAGAATGCTACAATAATTATTGAAGAGTATAATCCACAGCTTGTAAAAATGAATGTCATAACTTTACCTAGGGTGGAGGATGCTAAGAAATCACCTCCAATGTTTATGTTTAGGAAAAAAGAAGGTGGCAAAATACCTGAAGATAGGTTAGTTTCAATTACTGATATTTATGGTGATTATTAATGGTAGACAAATTCGATAGCACAGCAGATACGCCGTATCTTGCTCGTGATGCAAAAACAGTTGGCCCAGGTGGCGGTGAAGATTTATTAGCCGAGAATGTTGGCACGACAGTTGACGTAGAAAATCAACAAGCAGAGCTTGACGTAGAAATTATTGATGATGGTTCAGCTATTGTTGGCAAAGATAATGAAGAAACAGTTCAAGATTTTAACAGCAACCTTGCTGAAGTATTAGATGACTCCTATTTACAAGGACTAGCAAATGAACTTCTTGAAAAAGTAGACAACGATAAATCAACTAGAGAAGATTGGGAACAAGCTTATACAAAGGGTTTGGATCTCTTAGGTTTTAAATATGAAGAAAGAACAAGACCCTTTAGAGGAGCGTCTTCAGTTAATCACCCTATGCTTGCACAAGCGGTCACTCAATTTCAAGCAATGGCTTACGTTGAACTTTTACCAAGTGATGGTCCTGTAAGAACACAAGTTGTTGGAGCTAATACAACAGAACTTCAACAATCTGCAGAACGTGTCAAAGATTACATGAACTATGAGATTACTCATGTTATGGAAGACTACAATCCTGAGATGGATCAACTTTTATTTCAATTACCTTTATCAGGTAGTGCTTTTAAAAAAGTTTATTATGACGAAGTCGCAGGCAGAGCAACATCAAAGTTTATCCCTGCTGAAGACGTAATCGTACCATACGGTTGTTCAGATTTAGATTCTTGTGAACGAATAACACAAGTATTGAAAATGACAATGAATGACCTTCGTAAAAAACAAGTGTCTGGTTTTTATTTAGATAATGACACTATCAATTATGATTCAGGTAATCAAAGTGGTTTGCAGGAGAAAAAGGATTCTATTGATGGAGAATCACCAGGAACTTATGCAATGGAGGACATGGCAGAACTCTATGAACTTCATGTTGATTTAGACTTAGAAAATTTTGAAGATATAAATCCTAAAGATGGCGAACCTAGTGGTATAAAACTACCCTACGTTGTAACCATAGACAGAAGCACAAACAGTATTTTATCTGTCTACAGAAACTACAATGCAAACGATCCTATTAAAAGAAAGAATGAATATTTTGTTCATTACAAATTTTTACCAGGTCTTGGTTTTTATGGTTTTGGTTTAATACACATGATTGGCGGTCTAACAAGAACCGCTACTTCTGCTTTACGACAACTTCTTGATGCAGGAACATTATCTAACTTACCTGCAGGTTTTAAATCAAGAGGATTAAGAATACGTGATGATGATCAACCTTTACAACCAGGTGAGTTTAGAGATGTTGATGCACCTAATGGAATTATACGTG